ATAAATTGCTCGGCGATCTTCGAAAAACCCTCGCCTAGAGGCTTCAAAGCTCCGCCCAAACTCTTGATCTGCTCGGTGTTCTGACGCAGCGCGTTCGCAGTCGAGCTGGAGCCCAGCTCCTGCATGGAACCTTTAATGCGAGCCAGCTGCGGGGTAGCGTTATCGATTAAGTCGACTGTAAGTTTTAAGGTCTCGTCAGCCATTTTGGCGCCATTCGCTCATAGTCTTGGTGCCCTTGCTAGAGTTGCAACGCTTACAAAGCAGCTGAAGATTATCTGGCCAATTGCTGCCGTGGCGCGACAGCGTACAGGTTCGTTCCGTTTCAGCCATCTTCTTCAGGCGGTTTCATGCGATCGATGATCTGCTGCGTGCGCCGCATATGGACCTGCGCGGCGGAGATCGGCATCGCGAGAAAATGTTCAGGAGATTGGTGATACCAGCGGGCAAGCCAGTAGCAGTCGAGGACTAGTTCCTCGCCTGCTAAAACCAAGCCAATGCTGGTTCGGGCAAGAAAAAAGTTCGCAGTCTATAGGCGCAGGAATTCCAGTCCCGAGGATCCATCTTATCCAGAAAAGGCGAATGCACGCCCGAAAGATTGGCCATGATCAGAGTCATCTTTCGCTCGTCGATCACCGCGTCATAGTCATCCGTCAAGCGCACTGGATTGCCATAGCGATTGATGTCACCGGCCGTCGGCTCACGAAACAAGAGTTCTTTCAGCTCTCTATTATCCTGATCGCGAATCGACTTGTGAACGAGCTTTACTCTGATCGGCCATGTTTCCCTCACATCCTCGACCGGAAGGGGCGCCGGTGCCGCCGGGGGCGCCGAAGCCGAAGCTGGCTGAGGAGTCACAGGATCAGCATGCTGAAACCCTTCTCTGGCGACGGGCACATTCATGCGCTTATGCTCCCAGTCCTGGTACCGTCAAGGCGCCTGAAAAATTCGATTCTTGACATGTGATGCCTTCCCAGCGAACCCGCGTCTGACCATCTCGGGTGTTGATTTCAAGACCGGCCTTACAAACGGCTTGCGAAAGAGTGTACTGCTTGCCGTTGGCCAAGAAGGCGGTGACTGTAACGTTGGTCTGGGCTTGAAGGTCAGCGATATTGAGCGTAGGCACCGTCGAGATATCTCCCTCAATGTATGGCACGCGAGGCAATTCCTGGTAACCATGGATGCCATCCTGACCGGCTAACATTGTTCTTTCAACACTGGTCGGTGAAACCGTGAAATTACCGCGCAGCGCCAAAATGTTAGCCCCTCCGGCACTGTTGGCGCCCCCAGTAACACTGACCTGAGCGATGCCCGCAATTCTGACTGCCATGACTGGCCTCCTTTTTTAGTTTGTGATCAACCGAACGTCGGCAGCACACCGGTCACACCGACCGGACTTCCGGCAGCGATCAACGTATCAAGACCCCGATCATACTGAAGCCTGAACTGCGCCAGTACAGCGAAGATACGCAACTGATTGATGAGATCCGGTGGGTAAAGCACATTGAGCCTGTTCGGATCGGTCGAATCACGCTCGACGAGAAGATTCTGCGCGAACGCGGCGGCATTCTCGACAAGTCCATTGAATTCATCGATGAAGTATTGAGATATCAGTTCGCCCCTGATTATCCCAGGAGTTGCGATCGCCTGCCCAGGACCGAACCTCGTCCCATCATCTGCAAGCTTGACCCTCGCGAACTTGCTGGTAATTGCCTGACGCTGATTGCGCAGCAGCTTGGCAAGCGTCGCAAGCGTGGTCACAAGCTCATAGGCATCGTCGCTCTGGCCGTAGAGGTTGCGTTGATAGGTCGTCGATTCCCGGGCTATCATCGGCTGATTGTCGGAGCCAGCCTTCTGGATCGCGACCCCGTTCGAGGCGAGGCCATTCAATTCGACGAAGTCAAAGCGCGACTGGAGCGGAGCCGACTTGATCTTGTTGAGTGACAGCGTCTGCAAGGGCCGCGCGGGATCATTAACGAGGGCTCGCTGTGCCTTGGCCGTATAAGCAGCAGTCCACTCAAAAACGGGTGAAGGAGACGCGACCTCAACGCCCATCGCCGATATCGTGCCGAAGTTCTGAGTATCTCCCCACGTCACCAGAGCCGAATAGGTGCCACGCTTGGCCGTGAAGATATGACCGAACAACTGCCGCTGCCATCCCCACCGCCCAGTATCAGTGAATCCGTATTCCTGATCCCATGCGAGCATGCTTGTACTATCTGTATACGGCATCGCAACGTATTCGAACGGCTGATCGCCCATATTGACGATGGTATTTGTAAAATCCGGCACACCGGCACCGCCGGTGAGAAGACCCGTGGCAGGCAACGTCAACTTCAAACCAGGGGGCAGGATCTCGCCGCCGATCGTGCCGTAATAATTCACGCTCACCGTGATGTCGTTGCCGTTCACGCCCTTCCAGAGGCAATTGAGCGTCACGGTAGCCGTGGCCGCCACAGCCGCGACGGGCAGATCGAATATTTCGTTGATCGCCGCAGCCATGTTGGTCGCGATCACCGCCGGCGTGTCGGTCGCCCCGACATTGACCGGGATGTGGATGCCGCCGATGTAAAGGTGGATGGTGCCGGCGTCAGTCGGCCCGGTCGTGACCGTGATAGTACCTGTGGCTGCCGTTCCCCCGGCCGGCTCGGGCACGCCAACACCCCAAACTTCATTGGAGAAGTTGTTGGCGAAGAACGCCGCGAATTCGCGACTGATCTCGGAGCCCTGGCCCCAATGCGCGTCGGCCTGCGCCTGAGACCCCACCGCGATCGGCACTTCCAGGGGCACGTCACCACCCGTCAGAGCCGTACCGACGATCAGCGCGCGCAGCCCGAGCTGCGGAACGCCTGCTTTTGAGGGGTCTACCTCAACCCAGTATCCATATCTTCACGATAGATCGCTACTCTATCGCCGCCTTTCAGGCTGCTGCATATTCCTATGCAGAGGAGACTATGTCATAACCCTTCGCATAAAAGGGTTCGGGCGCTTCGGACCGCTCGGTCCTACTCCCTTGCGGGATAGTCGTTGATCCTTCTTGATGAGGACATACGCCGTGATTTCTGTGCTTACCGTGATTGCAATTAAGGCACAGAACTTGAAACCCTTCCGGGAACCCGTTCCTAACTAACCAACCATAGATGTTATTATGAGATGAGCCACTGCTCTTACGATGTAAGTGGCCATCGTTGTTTACATGGTCGATAGTAAGGAATAGAGGTTCTTTTTCGCCACAGCACTCGCATTGTTTGCCGTATCTTGCAAACACCGATGCTTTATTAGCTTCATATCTATCACGAAAGGCATCTAGACGCCTAGTCTTGTTCCTTGCGTAATAATCGCGAGCTCTCTGGCGATTTTTCTCTATGCTGGGTTTCATGTCATCATCAAGCTTGGATGCTGGTTATCTAATCCGACTTCTTTTCGACATTCACGCTCGCGATCACTCGCCACGTTGTAGTGAAATCGGCTCTAAAGACGTTCCAGCAATTCACCCGATTCTTCGATCCCGATCACTCGGGAAAGCGCCTAACTATCAAGCGGGACCTTAATATCTTGGGGAATGGAACTGAAGCTGATAGGCATTTATTCCTCCTTTCGTTTGAGATGAGCGAAACGATGCTAACCCTCTCCTTGCGATCTGCCATTGTCTTCGATAGTCACATCGCCCTCCGCGATGCGCTTTCTGGTGAACTTGTCCAGCGGCCACTCGACGGATCCCTGCTCGGGAAAGCGAATGCCGCTCGGATGCTTCAGAACCTGGCGGAAGTCTTCATTGGTCGGGACCACGCGAACCCGCGGCTGCTTAGGCGTGATCTTCCGCAGCCGCGCGTTGCGCGCCTCGATGTACTTCTGACGGATTTGAAATCCGATTGTCGGCTCATCATTCATGGCTCAGTCTCCTCTATTCGAAATCAGCGTCGAAATCCGCGCCAAACTCCGATACGCCTTCGAACTCATATTCGACGATGATGCGCTGCACCTCGGACGCGGGCGGAACGGCCTCTGTGCCGCTGATCGGCACCACTTCTTCATGGATGCGAAGCAGATCATCAGTGATGACTGGGTCGAACATGGTCCGATATCTCACGGTCGCGATGTACTGCATCTCACCCATCGGGATCTCTCGCTTCCCGATCACACCCCAATTGTGAATTCGAGTTCCGCGCATGACGCCCTCGATGAGAGCGCCGTTCGCCATGTCGCTATGCCAGAAGTTCGTCAGCTTCGCGTCGCACCAGAGCCCGTTCATGATCGCCCAGAAGGCCTCGTCGAGCTTCAGCTCGGAAGCAACGGGATCATTGTTCTCGATGATCACCTGCCAACCGATCTTGAGATCGTTGATGAAGCGTATGTCGCCTGCATTCCAATCGCCGTCGGGCGGCATGTCCTCGCCGATGATGTACACGCCAAGGTATGGCAGCAGCGGCTCCTGGATCGGCAGCTGCTTGCTGCGACGCGCCTTGAAGCCGGCAAAAAACGGAAGCTGCACTGTCTTTGCGAACAAGGTGTCGCGAATGATCTGCGAGTAGCTCTGCACTGAGACGCTCACGCGGACGACGGCGAAGCTGGAGTCTCTTGCTGCGCCAGCAAGGTCGCCACCATCAGAGAGTCGGAAGGGATCGCATGCAAGACAGCATCGACAACATTGATACCATCTGCAAAAGACAATCCTACCAGATTGACGGAGCCGCGAATATCATAGGTGATAGCGGCCGGATCATTTGGCGTAGGGGCGCACATAGTCTTTTGCACTTTCGCCAGCGCGGTTTTCAATACGTCGACAGTATCGCCTTGAATCGAAGCGCTGCTGGTTCCCGCGGGACCTTGAGCCGAGATATTGAGCGAGGCTTGCCCCATCGAATAGGATGGGATCGCATCGATAACCGCCGTGCAGAACGCCAGCGTGTCCGTATTATTTAGATTCTCCAGCATGATGGGCCCTGAAACCAGGTAGGTCTTGGCCATGCTATCCCCTCCTCATGGTACCGCGGTCACCAGCTTGCGCAACGCCAGCGTCGTCTCGCCGCCACCGTTGCGGGTCACCGACTCGACCTCGAACGGGCCTTCCGCGGGCACCATGTTGTCCGCGGGTATCGTCACCTGGTCGGCCTGCTGTGGCGGAACCGGAAACTCGCTCTCTAGAATGTCGAGCGTCATCCGCTGAGCGACGAACAACGAGCCATCCTCGAGCACCTCTTCGAGAAGATCGCAATGCCAGATGCCGCGCGCCGCGATGCTGCCTGCGGCCGGCTGAGACACGATCGGAGTGAAGGTGACAGGTCGCGCCCACTGAGCAAAATTCGGCGCGTAGATCAACTGCTCGAAGTTCATGCCCATGATGATCAGACCTCGTAATGTATGTAATGCGAGAGAACCTGCATGACCGGATTCTCCATACCAGCCGCCTGACCCATGGCCGCGGCCAGGATTTTTGCGGGATCGTGAAACGAGATGCGCGCTTCCTTGTGCGACAGCTGGTGGATGCCGCCGATCGTTCCCAGCGACGCGAGCAGACGAGACTGCAAATTCAGCAGCGCAAGAGCGTGCTTGAGCGCGCCGGGGGCTTCATCAGGTAGATTGTATCCGCCCCAGTAGGTGATCACGACCGGCTCAATGGCCGCGACCCCGAAGAACGACACCTTGCCGGACTCCTCCTCCAG